TTCAACTTTATCATAAGCCTTAGTGAATACAATGTCGCCTGTATAACGATTCTTCAATCGAACAACATTCTCTTGTTTCATATATCACCATTAGTAATCGTTTGACTTTTTACCTATGTTGTACTTTGTAATCAATTCCCAATCGTCTTTTTCTTTGAATGCAATAATCTTTATTTGATGGAGTGGTGCCACATTGTCACCAATCACCTCTTGATTTACAATCGTAACTAATCCCCATTCTTCAAGCAGTCGAGCAATTGCGTTTCTTCTTTGTATGTCGTTCTCTGAAAGATTAGACGGCTTACCATCTAATGCAAATAATTCTTTGAAGTGTACAATGTAGTACCTTCCTTGTTTGTGTAAGATGTGGCATGACTGATAGAGTACTTTCTCTTTGCGTGAAGAAACTCCAATTCTGGTAAGTGTTTCACGGACTTTGAGAAAATCATCTTGTTCATTCAGCGTCACCTCAATAAATCTACTCAGATCCACCATTTCGTTTTCCTAATCCACCGATTTCGGTTTGTTCTTTTAGTTGTTGGATTTGTTGCTTCGTGAGCAGCCTAAGTGTTTCTTTGGCTTTGGTATTTGAATATTGAAAGATAGTTTTTATACATTCCAAATCTTCACTCTTTTCAGGCTTTATCCACTTCGCAAATGGTCTCTTTTGTGACCTGATTGTATTTAGTAAAAAGTCATTTTGTAATTTTTTGTCAGCATAATGGCGCATATTCATCTCATTTGCGTACATAATGCAATCTTTATGGTACGAAAGACTACGATTTGTAAGAAAAGGTACATACTCTTTCTCAGACAAATCATCGACAATCAGTTGTTTTTTATTCTGTAATATAGCATTCACATAATCAAAGGGACTCATATCACCATCCTTATCAATCCAACACTATCTATCGTAACAAGCAATAGGTAGTTTGCAAGCATACCAAATGATTTGCGAGTATAAGCAGCCCAAGCATACATAGCGCAGCCACTAATCCAAATAGGGTATAGTACCAGTAGCGGTGGATTGGGAACTGTAGCAGCCATAGTGATAGAACAACCAATACTAATAGCCCAGGCAATAAACTCAACAATAAAACGAAAATGGTTAGAATTCCAATCATTTCGTATCCATTCGAAAGTAGGTCTGAAAAGAGTATCTATCATTCAAATTCACAACCCACCATCAATTCTGTGAGACATGCAACAGTATTGATTTCTTGGTCAGCAACAAACGCAGCCTTGTATTGATAGTCAGCAAGAACCATAACTGCCTGTGGTATTGACTGTGGTTTGATGAAGTCATACATTGCATCATACACTTTACGAAAGAGTGTATTCGAATCGATTTCATTTGAAGCAACCCATTTACGAATTGCACCAAAGTCTTTCTCACGGAGATTCTTGACCAATTCTGCAATCGATACATCACCAATCTGCGAGAGAATACCAGTATCAATCTTACCAAACTGAGAATACCTTTGCAGTTCATTCAACACTCTACGAAAGTCAGGAAAGTGTTTCTTGATAAGTTCTGCGATTACAGAGTCATCATAGTCGACCGATTCACTTTGCAAAATTGATTGAATACGCTTGAAAAAGGCAGAGGCCATCTTGGCTTTCTCACCATTCTTCAGAGAGAATTCAATAACTGCACACCGACTATGAAGCGGTTCTATGATACGATTTTTGTAATTGCAAGTAAAGATGAACGAACAGTTGCCTGCAAATTCTTCAATTGCATTTCGTAGTGCAGGTTGTGTTGAATTAGGATTTAGATAGTCTGCTTCATCAATGATGATGACCTTGCGGCCACCAGACAAACTCATTGACGATGCATAGTTCTTTATCTTTGTACGAAAGGTGTCAATGCCACTTTCATCAGAACCATTGATTACGAGAAAGTCGCAACCGACTTCGTTGCACAAGGCTTTCGCTACCGTTGTTTTGCCTACGCCTGGACCGCCACTCAACAGGAGATTTGGAATCGTTTTCTGATTCACATACTCCTGAAATGGTTTTTTCAGACGGTCTGGCAGAATACAATTCTCGACTGTCAGAGGTCGATATTTCTCGACCCATAATAGGTGTTCCATGATATAGTTCTTTCACAAAAATCATAATTTAGTCACGCTCATTCAAACGAGCAATCACTTCTAAGTAAGAGTCACGAACTTGCCAAGAGGTACCAGTCACACCAAAAATACTTGTTGCTTTTGTTTCTTCTTGTGTCTCTTCATCGACCCAAGGAATCTCAAAGACTGAAACAACATGTGCAGGATTGATGGCAATAGATTCAGTTAGATTACCAGTAAATGCATTCGTAAAAATTTTCATTGCCATTTTAGTTTCCTTTTTCAAATTTAGAACCAGCTTCGGTTGTAATCCAATACTGAAGATTTACATTCTTGTTTCTGAAATGAGAGATGCCTTTAGAAGAAATCGAAACATCATAAGAACCAGGAAGAATCTTTGTAAGGTTTTCTGTCTTGAAGACCATGCGATACTTGTCACCATTACCATCACAGATTTCAAGAGAATCGGTGTGTGCAGAATCATCTTGAAGATTCAGAGCAACGATATTGATTTTACCACCATCAGATTCAATTGCAATTTGTGGGCAGTCGAGAATGGCTGCAGCACGCATTACCCAATCAAAATCTTCAGCTGTGAAAGCAAAAGCAATCTCAGGGTCAGGCATTGAGATTTGTTTTTCTGGAGGCAGAGTAATCATTGTTGGTTCACAAAAACGATAGGTGACTTTTGAACGACCTTTGTTACCAACGATTCGCATTTGTTTATCTTCAAATTCAAACGATGGGTCGTCTTTATGCATTGAGACAACCGAGAGGAAGTTATTCAAATCGTAGATACCAAAATCAACTGGAATCTCTTCTTGAATAACAACTTCAGCTAGAATGTTTTTGTGATTTGATACTGTCTTTAGCGTCTTACCTTGTTTGAACAAAATACCAGCATTGATATTACCAAAGTTTTTGAGAACGCCGAGTGTTTCACTTGAGAGTTTCATAATTTATTTTTCCTTCTTTTAGGTCATGCACATATAACATTATAAGCGAATAGTGAAGGACTTTCAATAGGTCTTTTCTATTTTTACCGTCTTTCTTACCATATCGTTGAGCATACTTCAAAACATTTCCAATACAGAAACCTTCACCATGTCCACCATCAATGATAAACTCGGTTGCTTGAAATTTGTCTTGAGAGTAATGCTCACCGTATGTTTTATCAATGTACTCAGCAAACTCTTTGAGTAATGCTGGTTCATTGTACTTGTATGAAATCATAGTCTACCTGTATAATTTGCAACAGCAGGCATGTTACCACTAAAGGCGTATGTGCCGATGTGTTGTGTTTTCATCCAAGGACAAAGATAGATTTGTCCACCCATTTTGCGCCACATTTGACAGAACATGTAGTCTTCACTCAGATACCTTTCAGAACCACCACCTGTTGGAGAGTCTTTGGTGTCGATAACAGTATCAAAGAATGCATGAATGTAACGAGTGCCATCAAAGTTAGCCTGACCAACATGGTCTGGTTTGTATCGAATGTTTGGATACTCTTCCTCCATTTTATCGAATACATGCCGTTTGACCATCATAAAACCAGTACCAATTTCCATCACCTCAAGTGGTTCTGTTACCTGAAACTGTGATGTACCTTTGACAACATTGAAGACATATTCACCAACAAGAGTTTCTAGTTCTTTTGGCTCTAGATTTGGATGATTTCGAGCTGCATGTGCAACATTGGCCCAATTGATTGACTTCTTTGGATAAGGACCACCAATTACATCTTTGTCGAGAGCAAGAAGAGCAATTACATCTTGTGGTTGATAGTGAATATCAGAATCAATGAATAGTAGATGCGTAAAACCAGAACGCAAGAATTCATCTACCAAATAGTTTCTTGCTCGAGTAATAAGTGATTCGTTGAAAAGAAAAGAGAACTTTGTCTCAACACCATACTTTGACATGGTTGTTTGTAAGTCAAGACAAGATTTGATATAGAGACCGTGGGCCATGCCACCGTACATTGGTGTTGCAATGAAGAGTTTATTTTTTCTCAACTCTTCAACTTTGATTTGAATTTCCATAATGTACCCATAAATGAAAAAAGAGGAAGTAACACCTATATGTATTACTCCCTCTATTGGATTTCTAGACTATTTTAGGCAAAAGCACGAAATCCTGATTGGCGCAGAGCAGAGATACCTGCAGCAACCATGCGCTTGGTAGGAGTACCAAGGCGATAGAAAGAAACCTTCTCACCATTCGCATTGATGCGAGTGTTCAGGTAGATTGCATGACCTTCTTTGCGGAGGTCATCAACTACAGCAGAAGGATTCTTTGCACCGAAAACAGAACGCATCTTGTTTGCGGTAAGAGTGTTGAACTCAGAATCTTTAGAGAGATAAGCAAGAACTTTAGATTTTACAGACATTACGAAATACTCCTAGTATAAAATGAATCGCACTTGAGAAAACATTACAGAGGCGATTCTTCTCTGCAATATGAATATTCTACTATAACTTACTTTGTTTGTCAATACTTACTACGGTAATTGTTACAAAAAAGACCCACCATTACCTGGTGGGTCAAGCCGCTACTATTAGAAAG